CGTTTGGTGTAGAGCCACACATGCATTTTGATGATGGTGACTTTACTATGATGTATTATCCTCGCATGGACTGGCAACCAGAGTGGCTTGGTGGTACTGCAATTTGGGATGACGAGGGGAAGAACATTGCAGAATATTCTAACTACGTTGGTAATCGTCTTTTGATTTTCCCTGCAAGTAACAATCATCAAGCAATGCCAGTGTCTAAGTATTGTTATGAACTACGCAACGTTGTAGTGTTTAAACTTTATGTGGATGGTGATAATGTCGATAGACTTGATTTCTACAAGTCGTAAGGAACAGTTTTATGCCAGAGTTGAAGGAATATCTTAATGCCATCAATCATACTAAGGAAAAACTTCTAGACAGTGACGATGAGGATTGGGAGAAAAAATATCCACCATTTATTGTAAATAAGTGCGTTTATCCATTTCAAGACACAATCATGTTGGTGAATGAGATTAACCAACTACCACATCTTGACAAGAAACTACAATTCGACTTTCTACTAAATAGTGTAAGGTCAAGGAAACGTTATACTCCTTGGTTGAAGGCGAATAAACTAGATAATCTAGAGGATGTAAAAGAGTATTACGGTTACAGTAACGAGAAAGCAAAGCAAGCTCTTGATATTCTAACGGATGAACAAATCGCCGAAATAAAAAAGAAATTATATAAAGGCGGTGCAAAAAAATGAGTGAAGAAGAACAGATACATTGGACACAGGAGCAGATGCTTGAGGTTACTCTCAACGAACCAGATGACTTTCTAAAGGTTCGTGAGACACTTTCCCGCATTGGTGTTGCATCAAGAAAAGAACGAACACTATATCAATCTTGTCATATACTGCATAAGCAAGGCAAATACTATATTGTGAGCTTCCTTGAATTATTTGCTCTGGATGGAAAAAAGTCAAGTATTGCAAGTAATGATATTGCAAGACGTAATACAATTGCTAATCTACTTAGTGATTGGGGACTTGTTAATATCGTTGGTGAACTTGGTGAGACTGCACCTCTAAGTCAAATCAAAGTATTATCCTATAAAGAAAAGAACGAGTGGACTTTAGAGACAAAATATAGCATAGGGGCTAAAAAGAGTAATGGATAAGTTTCGCTCTTACGTCACTGAAGAAAAACAGGAAAGTTATCGGGTTGTTGTAATCTCTAATGAACTTGGAGATAAAGCAATAACTGCGAAACGCATGGAGCAAGAAGCAAAAAATTTAAAGTATCCGTTCTATGTTGTTCCTATGGATGGAACCTATACTGTTTATGGTGATGGACGTAGAACTATTCATAAACAGGACGATGATACTGGTTTTGAAATCAGTCCTAGTGATACAGTAATTTTTGTGCGAGGAACACCCGAAAAAGATTCTTACCTTGATCTTATCTCTGAACTTCAACGAGCTGGATATTGTGTTATAAACAGCAGAGATGTTACTGAGGTTGCTGGTGATAAGTATCGTTCTTATCTTAGACTAAAAGATTTTGGTCTGACTCAACCAAACACTGTTCTTATTCCAAACGAAGAAACTATTGAAAAATCGGTTGAAGAACTAAATACAAAATTTCCAATTATTTTGAAAACTCTTAGAGGTTCAAAGGGAGTTGGTGTTTTGTTTGTAGAGTCTGAACGTGCTCTAACTTCTCTAGTGCAGTTGCTTTACAAACAGGATAAAGATACAGATATTCTTATTCAAGAATATATTAAATCAGAGTTCGATGTTCGTGTTTTAGTTCTTGGTGGTAAAGTTATTGCGACAATGAGAAGAGATGTAATTGAGGGTGATTTTAGAAGTAATGCAAGTCAGGGTGCAAAGGTTCGACAATACAATCTAACGCCTTTAGAGAAGGAGCAATGCATTCTTGCTGCTAAAGCAATTGGTGGACTATTCACTGGCGTGGATTTTATTCCTTCAGACAACCCCAAAACAAAACCACCATATATTCTAGAGGTGAATAGTAGCCCTGGCACTGAAAATATTGAAGAAGCAAATAACAAGAATATTGTGAAAGATGTCCTAACACACTTTAGCAATCCAAAGGTAAGGTATACAGTCCCAACTGAATGTGGATGGGAAGAAGTTGTAACGGTAAAACCTTTTGGTGATTTGACAGGTAAATTTGATACAGGAAATTATAAGTATCCAGTTCTTCACGCCGAAGACGTTAAGGTTAATGGTAAAAAGATAACTTTTACGAGCAGTGGTAAAACTATAACCACAAATATTGTTGGTGAATATGTTTCTGTTACAGGTGCTGGTGAAGATGAAAGATACGTTGTTGAGCTTGAATTTGAGTTTGCAGGTTCAAACTATGGCAAGATTGAATTTGGATTAGATAACAGAGACAGACTTGGGACAGATGTTCTTCTAAATCGCAAACTGATGACAACTCTAAATGTTATGGTAAACCCACAGAGAAAATATTTAATCACTACTCCAATGTCCCTTGACAATTAAGGTCAAATAATATACACTCTTTAATATGAGATATTTTAGATACACACTAGACGATTTGCAGAAATCAGCAGATCGCAAACTATTTACCTACATTTCATTCTTCGCAGGCGGTGGTGGATCATCTGCTGGTTACAAACTGGCAGGTGGTGATTGTCGTTTTGTGAATGAATTTCAGCAAGTCGCAGTTGATACTTATCTTGCAAACTGGCCAGACACTCCACACATATGCGGTGATATCAAGGATGTAACTGGACAACAGATTATGGAGATGACAGGAATTAAAAAGTACGAGCTGGATATTCTTGATGGTAGTCCACCTTGTCCACCCTTTAGTATGTCTGGAACTAAGAAGGCGGGTTGGGGTAAAGAAAAGATTGCTTACGGTATGAAGCAGAAGAACATCGAAGATTTGACATGGGAGATGATTCGCATTGCTGGTGAGATGATGCCGAAGGTTATCATATGCGAGAACGTCAAAGGTCTAACGATGGAATATGCAAAGCAGCATTTAGATCGCATGGTCACAGACTTTGAAGCACTTGGATATTCAACTACATTTAAAGTTCTAAACGGTATTCATTTTGGTGTTCCACAGAAACGTCAACGTGTTTTCATCGTATCAGTACGAAATGATGTGCTGGAAGATATTGGTATGCCGTGGATGCTCGTTTCATCTCTATTTCCAGATGGTGCAATGGATGAGGAACCTACAGTAGAGGATGCAATCGGTGATCTAAGACTTGATAATGAAAATAGTGTTGAGGCACATGAACTGCGTGAAATCATGAAGAAAAGTGCTAAATACAAATGGTTGAAACGTCTACCCAAGAACCCTGATAAGGTTATGTCAGTGGGTGATGACATTGTGGGTCCGTTTTATGACAAGCTGATTGCACATAGAACTAAGTGGGGAAAAGAAGTGCCGGAGAGAAAAACTTCATTTTTCCAGTCTCGCAGAGTCCCTTGGCATCAGGCAAGTCACACGCTGAGTGAACAGGGATTGCAGACTAGTTTGGCAGTAAATCTTCATCCCGATGAAGATCGTGGATATACAACTAAGGAGGCTAAGCGCCTCATGTCGCTACCAGAAGATTATATTTTGACGGGAACTCTCAACGAACGCTTGGCGCGTATTGGTTTGATGGTCGCACCTATGATGATGAAGTATATTGCAGAATCTATTTACGAAAAGGTATTGGAGCCGTACAATGAAGTACATAACAGCAAAGAATGATTACGGTGAGAAAGAGACTTTCGAAAAGTGGAACGGCAAGTTCTATGATGAGAAAGACCTAGACCAGATAATCACCATCACAGAAGATACTGCAATCTATCGTCCAGACTCCACTCTGGGTGATGAGGGTATTCCAATTGCGTATGTTGCAACAAACTGTTTTGCAGACGACTCTATGAGAGATGTGTTGTACTCTATTGAAGATGTATCTACCATGAGGGCAAACTGTGCAGGCCCTATCGATCCAGAGGAAATGAAGAAGAAAGGTTTGATTGAGGGAGAACATTACAAATTACGGACTCCCAATTCATATTTCGTTCGAACAAAAAATGGAAAGGGATGGGGCCTAATTGCCTACGCCAACGAGATCAGTAGTGTTATGATTGGCGCGAAACGAGGGCGGTTCACTGGTAAGATTAATGTATCAAACCCCAAGACATGGGAAAAACTAGAGCCTCTGTGCAGGGATGTTGAGGTTGCATTCAATCGTGTTGCTCCAGAGATTTACAATCGACAAAGGCGCTTTGCAGAAGAGTTTATCGCACCAGAACATCGTCATGGTATGGTGACCACGATTAGTGCAAATCGGTATAGTGCAATGCAGAGTGAGGCTATGAGTGTCCATTCAGATGGTAAAGATGTGGAATATACAACTATGAGTTGTCATAGACAAGGCGAATACACGGGAGCGTATCTTTCATTCCCACGTTGGGGTGTAGGTATTGATCTTCCAGATAACAGCGTATGCATTGCAGATTCTAAGAGCCTGCACTGCGTTACACCTATTAGTGGATCAGGACAGCGTTTCACAACCGTATGTTACACAGATTTGAGCGCCGCAACAATAGGTAACATGGGTAAATCAGAGAGACTTATCGGTAGATTTGCGAAAAAAGAAGTTGGAAATTTGGAAAGTTTTTTTGAGTAGGGGGGGTTGACAGATTCCCTTTTGCGTGGTATAGTACATATATTATCTAACAAATCTAAGAGGTTAATACTGTGAGCCAGTATTCAAATATCAAGAAGTTGCGTTTGGTTTCTAAGCGTCTTATCATTGATTCATCTAAGAATTGGAAGAAGGGTAAGATTAACATCATTACTGCTGGTACTGGTGTTGGTAAAACCTTTAACATCATGAACAACCTGATCCCTTCTGATATTGAAGAGGGAGTCAATAAGTTTCTATTTCTAACAGTATTTACGGATAACGTGGCTCAGGACTACGAAGAAATGGAAAACACTTTTATTGAAAATGGTGTTAAAGCAAAAGTTACAACAGATGTTAAGACGTTTCTTGAGTATAAAGGAAAATTAGCAATTGTTTTGGTTTCTACGGTGGCTGGTGCTGTAAATGGTGGCACAGACAATGAAAACTCTGATATTCTGATTAACTTTCTAAAGAACGAAAAGTTTGCACTTTATTGGGACGAGGCTCATTTTGGTGGGTCTTCTTCTAAAGCTACATACAAATATAATACTGGTTGGCCAGGTGCGGTATATAAAGCATCTTATTATAATTTTGCAGAAGCTCTTGCTCTTCTTGAAAATTCTAAAGTGCTTGGTTTTACTGCAACGCCCTTATTTGAACATAAAGGTCTGATTCCAAATATTAACTCTAAGATGTACAATCTTCTAGTTAAGAAAGAGGATTGGGCAACTCAAGAAGAGCTTACTGAAATCACTAGTCAGTTGCGTGATATTTCAGTTTATAATCCAAATAAGCTTGGTTTTGAGAAGGGTATTCAGTTAGCACTCAATGATTATTTAGCGTTCTCAAAAAATCTTGAGTTAACTGCTGAAATTATTAATTCACATGAACCGCTTCTTAACTTGGCACCAAAAACTATTATGACTTTAAATGCTGGTGCTAACAATGAAAATACAGAAACTTCTTTGAATATCTATGAAAATATTGATGTAGTAAAAGATTGGTTGCGTGGTAAAATTGATGAGACATCATATATTTTAGGTAGAGCTGATAAGGATGGATATTTTATCGGTAATATTCAAGGTGATTGGATTAAGCTGACAGGAGATTATGCTTTTACAGAATTTGTCCAAAAGATGGAAGATTCAAACGATCCCTTGCGATATGTTTTTCACATTGAAAAGTTTAAATTTGGTTTGAATGTTTCTAATATTTCTCATGAAGTTCACTCAAGAGAGCGCAACCAAAATGGTGAAAACAAAGTAACGGTTTCCATTCTACAGATTTTTGGCCGTGCCGTTCGCACCAACTTTGGCATTGAAGATTTGGATGTTAACTTTGTGTCGGATGCTGTAGATTGGCTTGTGAAGAACTACAAAGACTCTCCTGTTTTTGATGAGTTGCGTGAGTACATGAAATTGCAAAACTCACACACTTTCTTTGTTCCTGATACTGAAACCTATAAAGTTGCTGTACCAGAGTGGAAGGATGACTATTCTGCACCTCTTTCTATGAGTCAGTTTAATTGGGTAGATCGTAATGGTTTCAAGAAAGTTATTCGCCCTTCTCAACAAGAACGTGACGCTGCATATAAACTCGCACAAAAAGATCGTTGTGAGCGTGAGGGGTGTAAGTGTTTTGAGGATTTTGTTACTAACCCACCAATTGGTTCAGAAGAATTTCCTCTTTCAGAAGAGGAGCGTCTGATAAACTATAAAAAAGGGCTGCAAGTGGATCATGTTGATCGTAATCTAGACAACCTTGATCCAGAGAATTTGAAAACTTACTGCCCTAATGCACACAGCGGTAAAACTATGAAATATGAAGACTACATGCCTAAATAAATGAAGGGGGATTAGTGTAGTGATTAGTGCATATCATCCAGCAAAGATTGGTGATTTAGTGTACAGCCTTCCTGCAATACATCGGCGCGGGGGGGTTGACAGATTCCTTTTTGTGTGGTATAGTTAATCATAAACTGAGAAAACAACGGAGAGACACCATGAACAATGAAGCTTATCTCTACGAGATACTTGTTAAATCAACAGGTAAAAAGTATATCGGATGGCATGCTAAGCCATTTGATGGCACTTATCTTCATTCTAGTGAATGTCCTATCTTTCTCAAAGATTTTGCGAAGAATGACAATGATTATAATATCATTGATACTGGAACTAAAACTGAAATGGCTACTAAGGAACATATGATGCTAATGGAAGTAGATGCGAAGAATAACCCAGACTATTACAACAAGTCTAATGGTGGTGGGATTTATGTCAAGAAGACCAATTACAAGAATGTAATTGAACTTTGGCAGGATGTTATGAATAAGAAGTTTCCTGTCAACCTTGTAAAGAAGGAAACTATTAAGGATATCTTGCGCTTTCAGGTCCGTGTTCTTAACACTGATCCTGAACATCTCAAGGTTCTTATTGATGCTATGCGTGATCTTCATGGTGATCTCACTAAGTGGGAACCTGTTCATGTTCTTGAAGGATATTCCAAGGATGGTGATGATGTTTTGATCAACGGAAACCACACCACTATTTCTGCTAACAAGGTTCCTTTCGTTTTAGAAGTCCCTGTTATGTATATCCCGAAGTCAGTTTGGTCAAAGTTCTCTGAAGCAGAACTCATTGATCTTGCAAATCTTCTCAACCCGCAGCCTGAAAAGGCAGCAAAGCCCTCTGATAAGGAAGATTGGGTTGCAAATATTGTTAAGAAGTACAATGAGAAGGGTATTGCTGCTGACTCTGAGGAGAACAAGACTCTTCTGAAGACCAACAACTGGTCCACTCGTCAGGTCAACGATATTATCAAGAAGGCAAAGACGAAGATTGAACTTAACGACAAGTTGCCTGCTGGTTGGCAGTGGAAGAACTGGAAGTTGTACAAGAACGAGTTGGATATGATTATTGAGAATGCCACTGACAAGGATTCTATTGCAATGGCTATGTCTTCTGGTAAGTTTAACTTTGCTCTTTTGCAGGACAAGTTGAAGGCACTTCTGAAAGCAAAGTCAAAGAAGACGCACATGACTGTGTACATTACGCATCCTAACTGGAATGCGATGCAGGAGTGGAAGAAGAAGCACTTGGCAGAGCATATTGATAATGTAGAAACTTGGATTGCGCCTAAGGGTTTTATCGTTGAGTTCGTAGAACTTGATTATAAGGTAAAGAATTCTCTTGGAGATATCTAAACTTTATATTCCAACCTATAATCGTGTGGGGAGTCAAGCTTGTTTTGACTCCCTTCCCTCTAAGTGGCAAGATAAGACAGTTTTGGTTGTCCATCCAGAAGAAATTCACGATGGATATCCAACTCTGTCTTGTCCTGTTCAGGGCACAGGAATTGCTCCAGTACGCCAGTGGATATCTGAATATGCAGAAGGCACCCGCTACGGCGTTATTGATGATGATTGTGTGTTTCAGTATACTCGCAGAGAAAATGAAGATGGTCCTAGTAATAGACCATTGACGAATGATGAGTTTGATGATATGATAGACTTATTCAATTCGTGGATGGATGCTGGATTTACTTTTGTCGGTTCTGATGCAGCATGGAATCCACCCACAAGAGATAAAGAATATCGCACCAATTCTAGATTGAGTGGTAACGTATTTTACTCTGAGAAGCTACCAGTTGCCGATATTGATTGGTTATCACTACCAATCAGTGAAGACTATTATGTTGCCCTACAGTTGTTGACAATGGGATATCAGAATAGAGTGTCCTTGAAGTATCGTATTAATCCCGGCACTACACAAGCTAAAGGTGGGTGTTCTACGCAACGGACTCTTGATATTCACAACAAATCACTGGAACAACTGAGAGAAAAGTTTCCACAGTTTGTTCAGTTAAGAGAAAAGATTGCAAAAAGTAGTGGTGAGTGGAGTGGTAAACCCAAACTCGCATGTACTATTTCATGGAAAAAAGCATATGCGAGCTCACAAATAGGCAATTTAGACTCATTTTTCTCTTGACACCCATCAAGTTCCATGTTATATAAATAGAATATAACACACATGGAGCAGTTGAATGTCTAACCTCAATCATTATGTTCGGCAATTACGCCCCCGTACAGAATCATACATCCCCCATGTCGAGCAGATTCAGAATCTACTTTCTGAGGATATTGATCTTCCAGATGATGTATTAGATGGTTTTGAATTTACACAAACAGACAAATCTGAAAAATCAAGAGTTCAAATTAAAGTTATATCAACTGATAGGGATACCGATAGAGATGAGATTCTACGGCGACTAAAGAATGCTGGTATTTCAGCAAATACTGTATCTACGAGTTCTTCTGTTGATCCTATTGATGGAACCTTTGATGGGAGAAATTTCAGAATAAATGTTAAACCTAAGTCTGGGGGTATGGGCGAAAGTACTCTCAATTCTAGTATCACAGAGCTCTTTCCATGCATTGCATTTGAAAAGAAATTAAATCCTAAAAACATTGAGGATTTCATGGAAAAACTAATGTCTGTTGACTTGGGTTCGTGTAAGTGTATTATTAAATCTGATCTACCCGCAGCTGAAAAGACAGTTAATGGCGCAGAAGGTTCGTCCAAATATAGAGATAAAATGGATGCTGCGTTAGGTATATTGAAATTCATAAACGATTCACACAACGCAAAACCTATTAAAAATGTGTATTGGGGATATCGTGGTAAACCAAAAGGTGTGCCAGGGAATCATCCCGGCGATATGTTTATAGAATATGCTGATGGTGCTATGTTGGGTGTTAGTCTCAAAGCTGGTGGAAAGAAAACATCTGAACCTCAACTAAATACATATCACAGGACGATATTTGTGAATAGTAAGGGTGGACCAAGTTTTAAGGATAAATCTGGCCATGATGCCCTCCGACGGTTGATCTACAATCAAGTATATTCTAAAATCAAAGGTATGCCTCCCATAGATAATTTTGATGGTGGAAAAAACGGTAGACACAAAGATAAAGATAAGACTATAAAGGCAATCAACAATTTACCAAAAAGGGATCAGGATAAGTACTACAACGAATATTTGGAATTAGCAAGACAAGGTGTTATTGACAGGTTAAATAAAAATGTTAATCAAAGTATGGATTGGGTTAAAGATGCTATCCTGAGAGAAGCGCCAGATGTTCCAACTATTGTAATAAAAGCTATTGGTGGTGAGAAATATGAGGAAGTAACTGATAGAGATGAGGTTGGTGTATTCCTTCCCCAAGTCAAGTTTATCAAAGCATATGCAGGAAAAACAAAACAAAACTTTGTTCTTGAACTTGCATCAAGAAATGAATCTGTTAAACTAGGAATGAGTATTCGTTCAAGTAGTGGCGGCAAACTTAAACAGTGGAGTCTTAAAGTTACTTATAACGGATTGTTAAAATGATATCATTCAAACAATACCACAGTAAGGATATGAAATGATTACGTTTAAAGAACTATACGAGGGCATCAAAAAAGTGGACGTTGTGCAGCGTAAGAAAATGGCGCGCCGCATGGCTAAGATGGCAAAGTCTAAGTCCTTCCAATTCAAGAAAAAGAAGGCCGCGCTCAAGATGCGTGACCCTGCTAAATTACACATGGCCGCCAAAAAATCGGTTATAAACGCATTTAGAAAAAAGTTTGTGCCTGGATACGATGAGATGAGTTTGCAACAGAGAGTGGTTGCTGACTCCAAACTTAATCAGAAGTATGGAAAGAAAATTGACAAGATGACAAAAAAGGCAGTGATGAAACTCAAGAAACAAGAAGTAGAACGTGTAAAACAAGCAAGAGCATCACTGAAAGACAAAGACTCATGAAAAAGTTTAAAGAGTTAGCAGAAGTTCAATCTAAGGTTGTAGTAATGGCATTCGGTAGAATGAATCCGCCCACAATCGGCCACCTCAAGCTCGCAGACAAAGTAAAGTCTGTTGCTGGAAGTAATCCATATAGGATTTACTTGAGTCAGACAGTTGGACCAAAAGACCCGCTGGCCTGGCCAAAGAAAATTGCTTGGGCCCGGGCGTCATTTGGAAGTAAACATGCTAAGTCTATTATGGCAGACAAAGAAGTTAAAACATTTATTCAGGCCGCCGAAAAGTTGTATAAAGAGGGATTCACTCAACTAATAATGGTGGCAGGCTCTGATAGAATAAAAGAATTTCA